TCGCGGGCGCGCCGCGCGGCGGGCACTCAACAACACGCGGGCGCGACGGAGCAGCAGGAAGCGTTTCGTCTTTTCCTCCTCGATCATTCCACGTTCTCGATTGCGAAGGCGCTTGGGACTTCTCCCGCGACGATTCTTGCGTGGAAGAAGAAGGGCCGATGGGCAGCGAAGCGTCAGACGTGCTTCGACAACGCGGAGACGCGCGTCCTTCGCTACATCGAGGAGAAGAATGAGGATTCGCTTCGTCGTCACAACGTGATCGCGGTCGAGATGCAGCGGAAGGGCATGGAGTATCTCGATCACACGCCGCCCGAGACGCTCGCGGAGGTGATCCGGCTGTTGGAGATTGGCGTGAAGATGGAGCGGTCGTCGCGCGGGATGGACGCGAAGGGGACAGACGCGGGCAAGATCATGGATGGTCTTCTTTCGGGGGACATCATCGCGGCGGCGGTAGAGCGTCAGCGCGTGATGCTCGTCCGGCGGACCGGACCCGACAGCGGGCCCGTGTATGATGGCGGCGGAGAGGAGGACCCCGATGGAATTGCTCGGGAAGAAGCACCTCCAACTCCTTGAGTCCCCGGGGTACATCCCGAGCAAGAAGGAGCAGATCGACATCTACTGCGCCGTTTCGGAGAACTCTCCCGAGGGCGCGAAGAAGTTCGTCACGAACTTCTGCCGCACGATCGACGAGCACGGGAAGTCGGAGACGATCCCGGACTGGGACTACGTTCTGGAGTTCGTCGAGCACCTCTACCACCGCGTCAATCTCCACGTTCTGAAGTCTCGACAGATGACCGCGACGTGGATCGCGTGTGCATTCTACCTGTGGAAACTCCAGTTCGTCCCGAACGCCTTCATCTTCTACACCTCGCGCAAAGAGCAACTCGTCGATGATGGCGGCGAGCGATCGACGGTGCGTTCGCTCTTCGGGCGGACGAGACTCCTCTACAACAAACTCCCTCGTTTCCTTCGTCACGAGAATCTGGAGATAGCCCATCTGAAAATGACCGCTCCCAATTCAGGGTCCGCCATTGTAGGAGAATCTGCCAATCCAGACATGGGGCGAGGGGGTAATTTTTCCGACGCGCTGCTGGACGAGTGGGCGAAGGTCCCGCAGAGCGAGTCGTGTTGGGCGGCGATCGACATCGCGTGTCCTGAAGGCAAGTGCATCATGTCCACCTTCGCGGGGCCCACGGGGAACTTCTATAGGCTGTGGAAGGAGCGCCCGAGCACGATCACGTTCTTTCAGGTCCACTGGTCCGAGCACCCGCTCCGCGCGGCGGGCCTCTATCACGACGAGAACGGGAAGCCGCGCTCCCCGTGGTACGACGCGAAGTGCATGACGATGACCGCCGACGCCGTGGCCCGCGAACTCGACATGAACGCGACGGGTTCGAGCCCGGGCATGATCTACCCGCAATTCGACATCAACATCCACGTCCGCTTCGACCTGTTCTACAACCCGGACCTTCCACTTTGCCTCGGGCTGGATTTTGGTATTGGGGCCCCGTGCGCGGGCGGGTTCTTTCAGGTGAACGGCAAGCAGATGCTCATCATATCGGACTACGAGCAGGCCAATCTCACGGTGGAGGAACACGCCGAGCAGTTGTGGGGACTGGCGCAGGGGTTCGGGTACGAGGGAACGAAGAGCGAGGTCATCTGCTACGGGGACCCGGCGGGCAACGCGCGCGACATGATTACGGGCAGCACGGTCATCAAGGCGTTTCGCTCGGCGGGGTTCACGAACTTCCATACGAAGAAGATGCCGCGACTGGACCGCATCAGGCTCGTGCGCGGGAAACTCCATCGCAAGGAGATGTTCTTCTCCGATCGCTGCACCATTCTTCAGGAGCGGGTGGGCGACTACAAGTTCCCCGTGGATGACTCGGGGAACATCAAGTCCGAGATTCCGATTCACAACATCGCGACGCACTCGTGGGATGGTGTCGGGTACGGCGCGATTGGTGCGTTCTCACTCGAAGATTCTGTTGCCGCCCCCATGCGAGAAGACGCTGTTCCGCGCCGCACGCACCCCCTGGAGCCGGGCCACCTGAATCGTTCTTTTGGGTCGTCGTCCCATGAGCGTGACGAGGACGATGAGCAGGAAGATTCAGAGGCTATGCTGGTGGTTTCGCACCGAAGGAGATTCTAGTGTCGGTCTCTAAAGCGATGAAAGTGACGCAGGCCGAACTAGGAGCGTCGGGGCTTCAGACGTTCGGCAACGGGGACATATTCAATACCACGGACTACGTTCCCGAACTGACCGGATCGAATCTGATTCAGGTCTACACGGAGATGCGGAACGATCCGCAGATCGACGCGAGCCTTCGTCGGCTCATGCTCCCGCTCATGTCCTCGAAGGCGTTCATTCCGCCCGCGCGGGACAGGAACGGCAAGGTGGTCGATAAGGGGGAAGAGATCGCGGAGTTCTGCGAGGACGCCATTCTACGGCGGGACCTCACGGGCACGTCGCACGATGATGCGTGGACGGACTTCATGCACCACGTCCTCTTGTTCGTGCCGTTCGGGTTCTCCGCGTTCGAGAAGGTCATGGGGGTGGATGCCAAGGGGCGGCAAATCTTCGCGAAACTCGCCCCCCGTCTTCCGCTGTCCGTGACGCGGTTCCATATTGATGAGAGCCGGAACCTCGAATGGATGGAGCAGCGCGCGCAGGTCCCCGGGAAGGGATATTCCCTCGTGCAGATACCGGCGGACCGTCTGCTCCTCTTCGTGCTCGCGCGCGAGGGAGACAACTACTTCGGGCGGGCGATCCTCCGTTCCTGCTATCGCCCGTGGTTCTGCAAGGTGGAACTCCTCGGCATCGACAACATGAGGATGGAGCGCCACGGTCTCGGCGTCGGGCAGATGAAGGAGACCGACGATAGCGTGACGGACGCCTCGAAGACGGCGGGCGTGAAGATGGTGAAGGAACTACGCGCGCACGAACGCGCGTACTTCTACGTTCCGTTCGGCCTCGATCTCAAGGTGGACTACCCCACGGGCTCCCCGCCGAACGTGATCGAATCGGTGAAGTACCACGACGAGCAGATCGCACGCGCGCTCATGGCGGAGGTGATGGCGCTAGGCTCGAACGTGAGCGGATCGCGGAACCTCGGGGACACGAAGACGAACTTCATGCTCATGGCGATTCAGTCCGTCGCCACGCTGATCTCGAACACGATCAATCGTCAGGTGATCGTTCCGCTCGTGGATATGAACTACGGCCCGCAGGAGTTCTACCCCACGCTGGAGTTCGAGCCCCTCGATACGATGACCGGGCCCGCGCTCGCGGGCGCGATCAAGCCGTTCTTCGACGCGGGCGTGCTGACCGGAGACGACAAAACCGAGGAGTGGCTCCGGTCCATCTTCCATATGCCCGCGAGCGATCCGGAGACGAAGAGAGAGTTGCCGCAAAAGGGAGGACCTCCCGGCCCTGGTGGCCCCGAGTCCGAGGCCGGTCCCAAGGGGGAGCCGCCCGGAACCAAAAAGAAACCCGATGAGCCGAAGACAGCATCGGAGGTTCCTCCCTACCTTGCGCGCGCTCCGAGAGAGAACGAGAAGAGCGTGGACTGGAAGGCAGCGGCAGATTTTTTTCAGTCCGCATCTCGCGCCGTAGAAGAGTCGCTCCGGCCAGTTCGCGAAAAGCAGATCAAGTTGATCGCTTCTCGGATGGCGCGGGCGTCGCGCGAGGTGCTGCTCGAAAGAAAAATGACGAGGCCGTTCCAGGGAACGATTGAGACGATCCTCTACCGTGCGCTGAAGGAGTCCTTCGAGAAGGGCAAGACGGCGGTGTTCTCGGAGTATCGGAGATCACGGTCGATGAGGGTGATGGCGATCGAAGATCGACATCAGAGCGAGACCGTAATCACGGCGGGCATCGAGAAGTTGTTCTACGCCACGGCGAAGGAGTTGGCGTGGGTCCGTGGGGTCGCGGAGCGGTACGCGGTCACGGCGACGGACGATATGATAAGGCTCGCGGCGAACACGGCGTATTCCGCCGTGATGAACGGGGACATCAGCGAGGCGGACATCGAGGAGATCATCGTCGAGACGCTCATGGGGGTCAGTGAGCCCGTGATCGCCGCACAGGTCGAGGGAACGCTCGCGGGCGCGCTCACGGCGGGGCGCTCGGCGGCGATCCAGTGGTTCGAGGAGCGGGATCAGATTTCCTCGCTCTTCTATTCCGCGATCATGGACAAGAACACCTGCGTGGTGTGCGCGGACTACGAGGAGCAGTTCGGGGAGACGCCGTTCGGTCCGGACGATGAGGTTCCGGAGATTCCGAATCCGCTCTGTGAGTCTACCGCGAGCGGATACAACTTGTGCCGATGCGCCCTGATCGCGGTCTTCAAGGATGGCGGCGAAGAAGAGGTCATGGCGACGGAGCGTGCGATCCTCGCCTACGCCCCCGATCAGGAGCGCGTGCCCGCCGGGGGGCCGGGCGGCGGGCAGTTCGCGGGGCCCGGCGCGGGGGGAGCGGGCTACGCGCCCGTCCCGCGCGACGCGAGCGGGCGGCTCACGAAAGAGCCGAGGTGGAGCCGGGACCACGCGGAGAAGTCCTACTCTGATCCGAAGCGCAAGGACTACTACGATGCGTACCTTGCGGACGTGGGCGCTTGGCGCGAACAATCCGTCCGCGATGTCGAAGCGAAACTCGACCCGGACGACATCGTGGACATGAAGATAGGCGCGGGCTTCCAGGCGGAGAAGGGCCCCTTCGGGTCATATTCCCCCGAGACGGGAGAGGTCACGATCAACCCGAAGGCATTCGACGTGGGGGAGATTCCGAAAGAGTTCGGACACGAAATTGGACCGCTCGGGCTAGAGGGAGTGGTGGCGCACGAGATTTTCCACGCGCAGGATGACCTCGCGACGGCGGCGTATGCGGTTACTCACGATGGCACCTACCATGAGGGGAGCAAGCGGTTCGGGCCAGAAATTATCGGGCCGCTGAAGGAAGCCTCCTCTGTGATAGAGAAGTACTACCAGTTTGATCCGAGCACGGGCTACGACATGAATAAGACGATAATGGAACTGGGCGAGGCGGAGTCTCCGGCCTTCAATTCAGAGAGGTTCCGGGGAGAGTTCCAAGATCAATACACCGAGCGAACGAATCGAGGCTCCTACGCGGACCCTCGCAGACCTACGAGGGATGAGTTCTCTCCCAATAAAGTATGGGTGGACACCATCGCGAGCCGAAACCGATGGCTCAACGAAGGGATGGCGGACACCGCGCGGGCGAAGGCGGAAGGCTGGTACGACAAAGTGGATGAGCGTTGGCGTCGTGCCTATGAGGATCACGTCAAGGCGGCGACCATCGTTTACAAGGGAACGGGTTGGCGTTCTTCCTACGTCGCGAGGTTTCGCGCGAAGGACTGGCTCCCGGATAACGTCAAGTACATGACGGAGGGGCAGGGGTCGGTCATCGTTGCGGAGACGTACTTCGATAAGGATTGGCGAGTCGTCACGCCCGACAAGGCGATCGCGAAGAAGGTCATCTATGCAAACGGTGGGCGCGCGTTCTTCCACGTCACGCCCGCGACGGTCGTCACGGCCTATGCGCCCGATCAGGAGCGCGACGAGGCCGGGAAGTGGACGGCGACGGGGGCGATTGTTGGCCCCGCTCTTCGCATCGAGGGGAAGGTCTACTCCGATCCCGAGAGGAAGGCGCAGATTCACGCCCAATTGTACTCCTTGGTAGGAAGGGCGGTTCTCGACGGCAGCACGGAAGAATTGGAGCACGGTTGGATCAATGACAAGGGGGAGTTCGTATCGGATCGGGAGCAGGAAGCGAAGGACTACAAGGACGAACATCGTCTCGATCCTCTCACGCTCTACGCCCCCGATCAGGAGCGCGTGCCCGCCGGGGGGCCGGGCGGCGGGCAGTTCGCGGGAGCGGGCGGTTCGGGCTCCGAGGGATTCGTCTCCCCGAACGTGCGCGAGGGAACGTCGATGGACGACGCGCTCACGGCGCTCCACGGCGAGCGCCACGAGCGCATTCGCGCGGCGGTCGAGGAAGTGGACCGTGAGTTCGCGCT